GGGTCCGAAGCCCCTAAAAACAGTTGACGGGTTGCAATGGTGGGCATTGTGGTGTTGGTTGACAAGTTTCTGCCAGGGTTTAATGTGAACCGGGCGGCGTGTAGCAGAACAGGCAAACAGACGGCACGCCTGGGCGGTGGGCAATCGTCCTAACCAAAATAAAAGTTGGGAGCCTGGACCCCACAATGTCCACATCATTGTAAATAGAAAAAGTATAACGCACCGGGCACAATATGAATTACGATTACCATAGGAATTACTTGCCGGGAAGCGATAAAACAACGGCACGGACTTTTTCGTGCCCGTTTTATCACAAGAGAGGTAATTTCATGGGAAAATTATTTAAACATTTGAGCCAAAACGATAGAATTAAAATGGAAACTATGTTAAATTCCGGCCATAAAGTAGTAGAGGTTGCGGAATATTTGCACGTTCATAGAAGCACTATTTATAGGGAAATAAAGAGGGGAGAATATACCCACAGAAATAGCGATTACACCGAGGAAACAAGGTATAGCAGCGATTTGGGACAAAAGAACCATGATTGGAACGCCCAGGGAAAAGGGCGGAATATAAAAATAGGAAATGACCGCCCACTTGCGGAGTATATAGAGGGGAAAATAATAGAAGATAAATATAGCCCGGAAGCGGCATTGGCGGCGGCAGCAGAAAGCGGTATAGAGTTTACTACTTCTATCAGCGTAAGAACATTATACCGATACATTGACAAGGGAATTTTCCTTAAACTCACAAACAAAGATTTGCCAGTAAAGGGAAAAAGGAAAAAGCACAATAAAAGGGTTAAAGTGCAAAAAAGAGCGTCCGCAGGGGAAAGCATAGAAAACCGCCCGGACGAAGTAAAGGACCGGGAAATTTTTGGACACTGGGAAATGGACACGGTAAAGGGCAAACAAGGGGTAACAAAGTCGTGTATGCTTGTGCTTACGGAGAGAAAAACAAGAGATGAAATAATAGTGAAGTTGCCGGACCAAAAGGCGGCCAGTGTAGTAGAAGCCATTGACCGATTAGAAAGGAAATGGGGCGATATGTTCACAAAGGTATTTAGAAGCATTACCGTAGATAACGGCGTGGAGTTTTCAGACTATGAGGGGTTGGAACGGTCTGTATTACATGAGGGAGAAAAGCGGACATTTGCCTTTTATTGCCACCCTTATAGCAGTTGGGAGAGGGGCAGCAATGAAAACAATAACCGCCTTATCCGCCGACACATACCGAAAGGGGAAGATTTTGACGAGAAGCAGGACCGGGACATTGAATATATAGAAAACTGGATAAACAACTATCCAAGGGGGATTTTTGGTTTTAAGACATCCGCCCAACTCTTTGAAGAGGAAATAAGGAAACTGGCTTAGAAAAAAATTCAAAAACTTGTCGCAAAACTATTGACAAAATATACAGCTGAGTTGTAAAATCAAATGCGACAAGGGTTAATACTCTATCGCATTTGATTTTTTTATACAGAAAATCAAAGAGTGTAACAAGAGAATGAAACTCTTGTGGCACTCTTTTTTTATTGCGAAGAAAACAGAAAGAAAGGTGGTTGGACATGAGAAAAGGAGCGAAGCGGCTTAATTATGCAGATAGGCAGCGGATTGAGAGTATGAAGAAATCCGGGGCAAAGGTTACAGAGATTGCCCAGGCGGTGGGAGTACACCGGGCCACTATCTACAACGAATTGAAGCGTGGCGGAGAACCTTACTGTGCAGAAATAGCACAGAAAGCGTTATAAACGCCGCCCGGCAGCAGGGCAGGAAAGTGAGGAACTTAACATGAAGCAAAGAACACTTTACCAGGTGCGAGTTACCCAGGAAATCCCGTTTTGTGATTATGACGAGGACGGGGAAGAAACCAAGGTAAGCAGCGGACGCATAGAAGAGTATGTGACCGGGAGATTTTCAGCAGAGCATAACGCAAAACTCTTTGCGGAAGCATTGAAAAACAAGATTGCAGAGGGAAGCGACTATGTGACAAATTGCTTTACGCCGAAAGTCTCAATTATAAAAATAATCCAAACGGAAGAGTTGGTGGACTGATAGAAAAAAGGGTGATGGCTTTAATATGAGCAAGTGCATTGTGAAAATTTTAAGAGACGAAACGCCGGGCGGATTGGCGGAGAAAATCAACAGGGAATTAGAGGAAAATACACGGTCATGGGACACGGTAACGGGTATCAAATACCAGGTGGCAGTAATTCCGATTATGAGAGGAAAAGAAATCGCCGGGTTTAAAACGGAATATTCCGCACTTATACCAGGGTAATGAATTTAGAAAGCGAGGAACTTAACATGGAAAAAATACCGGAATGGATTTATGCACCAACAAACTTTTCCCCGGAACTGGAAAAGACATTTGCGGCAGTAGAAAAAGCCCTGGGCTTTAAACTGTTTATTTGGCAGAAAACATTTATTGCCAACACAACATATAGACGGAGCGGAAGAACTACGGCGGAAATATTACGGGATTTATTGAATGTATCAAAACCGCCCTTAAATTACACCAAACCAGTAGCGGACCACATGGAGCGGTTTTATAGAGAAGAGACACGGGAAATAAAGGCGAAACTGGACGCCGCCGGAATACCAACAAGGACTGTTTTCTTTTCCAGGCAGGAGAAAGAGAAATATTACAGTGAAGCGGAAACCGGGAAGCAGGAGAAAAATACAATACCGGAATTTACGCCGGAATATGGAAAGAGGATATGGCTATGAAAAACACGGCAGAAATGACACTGGGAAGTCTTTTTGACGGAATAGCCGGGTTCCCATTGGCGGCCAGGCGGCAGGGTATCAAAACGGTATGGGTAAGCGAGATAGAGCCGGATTGTATAGACATAGCAAAGCGGCACTTCCCGGAAGCCCTACAACTGGGAGACATTACACAGATAGACGGGGCAAAAATCCCCGTTGTGGATATTATCAGTTTTGGAAGCCCTTGCCAAGATTTGAGCGTTGCCGGGAGACAAGCAGGGCTTAACGGTTCCCGTTCCGGCCTATTCATGGAAGCCGTGAGAATAACCAGGGAAATGAGGGAAAAGACAAATGGACAATATCCAAAATATATCATTTGGGAAAATGTGGCAGGGGCTTTTTCAAGCAATAAAGGCGAGGACTTCCGCCGGGTCCTGGAAGAAATCACACAGAGCAACATTTCAATGCCTAAAAGTGGGAAATGGGCAACCGCCGGAATGGTTGGAAATGAGGGACCAGGGGGGGACGTTCAGTGTACCGCATGGCGATTGCTTGACGCTCAATTTTGGGGAGTGCCCCAACGTAGAAAACGTATCTACCTTGTCAATGATTTTGGAAACGGACGTGCCGGACAAATACTTTTTGAGTGCGAAAGCGTGTTGGGGTATCATTCGCAGGGCAGAGACGAGGAACAAGGAAATTCCGGTAATTCTGAAAATAGCCTTATTGGAACGGATTGCAGAGGAATGGCAGAGGACGCAGACGGACAAATGAAATTAGATTTTGGCCGCACCGCAGACAGAATTTACATAAACGCCAAAACAAGTGTAACGCTCATGGGAAACGCCGGGGGCGGCGGTGGGAAAACGGGCTTATATTTACTTCCCGTCTACACCATTGCCGGAAATGTGATTGGCAGGAACGAGAAAAACGGCGGCCACCAGTTGGGCGTAAATCAAGACATAGCCCCAACGCTTACGGGTGCGGACCGGCACGCCGTAGCGTATGCCGCCGGGTTTCTTCCGAAAGCAGGAGCAAAGGCCGGGGGAATTGGATATACAGAGGAAGCAAGCCCAACGCTTATGTCTCAACACCGCCCGGCGGTAGTGTATGGATATACACAAAGCGGCTATGGAGAGTTTAAAGAGGGCGTGGGCACGTTGAAAAAGAGCCGAGGGGCAGCAGGGGGCGGAAGCGAAACCCTTGCCGTGATAATGGAACGAATTGCCGCAGCGGTTAAATACCGGGTCCGCCGCCTTACACCGCTTGAATGTGAACGCCTGGACGGGTTCCCGGACGAATGGACAAGGTACGGGGCAAGTGGCAAAGAAATGTCCGACAATGCCCGTTACATGGCACTGGGCAATAGTATAGCGGTTCCATGTGCGGAGCGTGTTTTTATCGGCATAAAGAAAGCAGAAAGCGAGGAATGAAGAATGGGAGAAAAAGGGCTTTATTTTGCGGCGAGGGAAGCGGAAGAAATAGGCTTTTCTATTGCATTGGTGTACATACCGCAAGAAAAGGATTTGCAGTTTTCTATTATGTTGGGCAGTTACATGGTTGCTATTGGGTGGACATTTTAAAAGAAAGGAAAACAGAGCATGACAAATATAGAAGTATTTTTATTGATTGTAATTTTGTTGGTAGTCATAGGCGGCGGAGTAATTTTATACCTGGCACTGGCCGGGTTAGCCATTATCTATTCAATGGGTGCAAATGAAAGCCCCAAAGGCCGCCGTATTTTCTTTGGTGTCCTGGGCGTGGTAATGATAGTTGCCTTTGTGTGTGCTTCCATTTATTTGCACAAGTACGGGTGACCGTTATGAAGTTACGGGAATTTTTGACCGTATTTGAACAATCGGACAGATTACGGATTGTAAAGAATGAAAAGGACGTTTATACGGGGTTCCTGGCCCTTATGGCACACGCCGGGAACATGGAAGCACTTATGGACGCAGAGGTTAAGCGGTTCAGACCAACGCCGGAAATAAGACATAAGGAATGGCAAAAACGTGGGCTTATGGCACCGTTGCAACCGCAGGAAACGCCGGATTATTCCTTTTCGGATTTGCAGATGAACCTATATAACACAATTTATTTATAGGAGAACGAGACATGGCAGAAATGACAATAACGGTAAGAATTGAAGATTTACCGGAATTTAAGGCCAGGCTTGCCAGGATAAAGAAAATTATGCGGCGGCGTGCCTGGGTAAACGGTCATAGGACCGGGAAAGCGAGGAAAAGCACATGGAAAAGAGCGTGACACCATTAAACGGAATTGTGGAGCCGGATTTTTTGGAATACCTGGATAAGACATTTAAGCGGTGGCAGCGGTTAGCCGACCGGGGCGTGACACTGGGCAGTCGTGAGATTGCAAAATTGACAGATACCGTATATGGGGCGAAACTTAACGCCCGTTATGGATTTGAAGCCGTTGCACGCCGGGAACCGGACGAAGAGGGCCAGGACCGTTTTACCCTTATGATTTACAAGAACCGTGAAGCGGTGGAAAATGACCCACCACTTTATCATTTCACAACACCAATTCACAGATAAGAAAGCGAGGAATTTAACATGGGATTTATGGACGGATTTACAAGTGACGGAACCGTGGACATGAAGCACACGGAATATTACAACCTTATGAAAGAAGCGGCAAAAGCGGAATTGTTGAGCAATGCGGTAAAAGCGGAAGTGCCGGGCTTTTATATCCAGGCAATGATTACCGGAGAAAAGCCGGAATTTTTAAGCGAACTGAAAGCAGAGGAAGAGGACACGGGCTTTCATGCAGAATATGAGCAGATTACCGGGGCAGTTGTTTTCATGTTTGAAGCATGGACGGAAGAAAACGGCGTGGAGAGTGCCGCCGCTTCTTTGCACCGCCTTATTGATACCCTGGAAGTAAACCGCATTGACGAATTAAGGACGATTAAGGGAAACCAGGAAGAATACAGAAAGAAGTTGGAAGCAGTATTTGAAGAAATGGGAAACACCATGGAAGCCATGGCAAAAATGCCACCAATTAACGTATGTATAGATTTTGGGAGCAAGAAAGGCAATGTGGCAGCAGGAGAACCGGAAGAGGGAAAGACCCAGGGCCGTGATTGTTGGAGTTGCCGGACGTGTGGAAATACAAAGCCCGTAAGCATGGACGTGGAGAAATGCCGGGAGTGCGAGGACGGGAGCCAATACACGGAAGCAGACACGCCGGACGAGAAAAGCCACGAAATGGAAAGCGAAGAGGAAAGCGAGGAACCGGACAATGGCAATGAATGAGTTAAGAAAAGAAGTGGAAGCCGCCGCAATGGCGGAATTAAACCGGGCAAATGCAAAGTTTCCTTTATTCAATAGCACACATGAGGGTTACGCCGTCATTTTAGAGGAAGCAGAGGAAGCCCAGGAAGCAATGGAAAATGTAAAAACTTCCCTGGCCGTCCTTTGGGACCGGGTAAAAGGCATAGAAGCGGCGTGCTTCCTGGACGAAGATACCACACCAACGGCAATTTTCCACCAGGCCATTGACGCCGCTTGTGAAATGGTGCAGACGGCGGCCATGCTTTTAAAGTATGAAATGAGTTTGGAGACAAAGGCAGGAGAGAAAGGAGAAAACACACATGGCGATTTATGCGGTTGACTTTGACGGCACACTGGCGGTTACCAGGTTCCCGGAAATCGTGGAGCCGAAACGAAAGGTAGTAGCGGCGGTTAAAATGCTCAAAGCAAACGGCCACAAAGTCATTCTTTGGACGAGCCGGGCAGGGCGTGACCTGGAAGCGGCGGTGGAATGGTGCCACGGCCAGGGCTTAGAGTTTAACGCCGTGAATGAGCCTTTGCCGGAGCAGGTGGAAAGGTGGGGGAATGACACAAGAAAGGTTTATGCGGATTTTTACATAGATGATAAGGCTATGAGCGTAAGCGAGTTGGAAGCCATTATGGACAAAGTGGTGGACATTGTGGGCGAGTATGTAAACCAGTAGCAGGAAAGCGAGGAACTTAACATGGGAAACACTATTGCAATGATTTTAGGTAATGAGCGGAGCCGCACAACGCCGGACTTTATCCGTGGTAGCAGGGTCCGCCGCCGTGAAGAATTTGAAACCGCAGAGAACGGCAGGGACATGGCTATAAAAAGAGAGGTACGGGCCATTATGGCCGCCATTGACAAAGAACTGGGGAATTATCAGAGTTTAGCGGAATTGGATTTTAGAGCGGGATTTGTGACCGGGAAGATTTATGAAAAAGAAGCCGCCGGGCTTATCACGCCGGGGTATCGTGCAGAACTGATTAGAATTTTATACGCAAAGTATGAAACCATTAGAGATTTGGAAAGCGAGGGTGTGTAATGCAATTCATAATCCAGGGAATGAAGTACGACACGGAAAAAATGCGGAAAATAGCAACCGTGAAGAAATGGTATAGAGAAGATACCTTTTTGAACCGGGCAATGTTTCCGGGCCAGGAAGTAGGGCGGACACATGAATGTGAATTATGGAAGTCTGAAAAAGGGAATTGGCTTTTAACACATGAAATGGATTACGGCAAGAGTATGGGCGAAGCCATAAAAGAAGAGGAAGCCAAGGAACTTTTAATGAGGTATGCAACGCCAATATACGAAAAAATATTTGGAGAGTTGCCGGAAGCGTAAAAAGGGGCAAAGCGAAACCCGGTTGCAAGGTGGGGAACCGAAACAACCGGGTTGAAACTTAACACCCATATTATAACACAAGATATAGAGGAAAGAAAGCGATTTTTTCTATATATAGAAAGAAAGGCGGCAATCATGGCGATATGGATTATTTTAGCGGCAGCAGGAGCCGCAATATTG